GCTCAAGATTCAGCCACAGCCCGGCCAGGCCGTCGCCGGCTGCGTCCACCTACCGGTCAACGACGAGATCTGTGACGAAGACGAAATACGCCAGATGACCGCCGAGATCAAGGTTGCCAAGATCGAGCGCGGCCGCCGGGTATATCGCTGGGATACCGGCGGAAGGCGCAATGAAGCGCTGGACTGTTTCGTCTACGCCCTCGCCGCCCTGCGCATCGAGCAGCAGCGCTTCGGCCTCGACCTCAACGACGGCTCGCCGCCTACCAGCGCCGCGCCGCCTGAAGGCGGCACACAGCCACCGCCAAGCAAGCCGCCATCACAGCCCGCGGCCGGCGGTTGGCTGCAGACCGATACAGGAGGGGCATGGATGTGATCAACACCATTAACAATGCCCAGTATCGCCATTCCATCCCATAGCAGATAGAGAGACCACCATGGCCACCACCGCCCAGCAGATGGTCGATTACTACACCGAGGCCGAGATCGCCGCCCTCGATGGCCGCCAGTTCATGTTTAACGGGCGGCAGGTGATGACCCAGGATTTGACCCAGATTCGCAAGGGCCGCATCGAGTGGGAGCGCAAGCTCGCCACAGAAGCAGCCAAGGCCAGCGGAAGCCCCGGCTTCGCCCTGACGAGGTTCGTATGAGCAACCTGATCGACCGGATGCTGGCGCCAATCGCCCCGCGGCTAGTAGCCCAGCGTCTCGCCGCTCGCAAGGCGATAAACGCCTATGAAGCGGGCTGGCCGAACCGCAATCACAAGGCGCAGCGAGAGATGCGCTCGGGCGATCTAGCCGTGCAACTGGCCGGCAAGTCGCTGCGCGAGCAGGCACGCTTCCTTGACGAGAATCACGATCTTGTCACCGGCATATTCGACCGCCTCGAGGAGCGGGTGGTCGGCGCCCAGGGCATCGGCATCGAGCCTATGCCACGCGACAACCAGGGCGACCGGCTAGACGACTTCGCCGCCGAGATCAAGGACTGGTGGGCCGAGTGGTCGCTAGCGCCGGAGACCAGCGGCGAGCTTACCCGCCCGCAAATGGAGCGCATGGTCTGCCGTACCTGGCTGCGCGACGGTGAGGCCCTGGCGCAACTGGTGCAGGGCAACGTGCCGAGCTACCAGTATCTGACCGACACGCCATTCGCCCTGGAGCTGTTAGAACCCGACTACCTGCCCTTAGATATGGACGACATCGCCCAGGGCATCCACGCCGGCATCGAGCGTAACGCCTGGCGGCGCATCCGGGGGTATCACATTTACCTGAACCACCCTGGAGATATTGGCGGTTGGCGTCAGCGCACCAAGTTCGTCGCTGCCGAGTCGATGATCCACATCGCCCACCGCAAGCGCCTCGGCCAGAGCCGCGGCGTCACGATCCTGCACGCAGTGCTCAAGCGCCTGGCAGACCTCAAGGATTACGAGGAGAGTGAGCGCGTGGCTTCCCGCCTCGCCGCGGCATTGACCATGTATATTAAGAAGGGTGACCCGGCGCTGTTCGGGACCACCAATCAAGAGACCGGTGAGCGCACGATACCGATCGCCCCTGGCATGGTATTCGACGGACTACAACCGGGCGAAGACGTGGGCACGATCGAGAGCAACCGGCCCAGCTCTCTGCTCGAGGGTTTCCGCAGCTCCATGATCCGGGCGGTTTCCGCCGGCACAAGAATGAGCTACTCGACGGCCAACCGCGATTACAACGGCACATTTTCAGCGCAGCGCCAAGAGCTCGTCGAAGCGCAGCTTGGTTACGATCTTCTCCAGGGCGAATTCATCGATCAGTGGTGTCGGCCGGTATACCGCAACGCCCTGCGGGTGGCCATCGCCACCGGCGAGCTGACCATGCCCAGGGAACTCGACCAGCGCACGCTTTACAGCGCCTTCTACCTCGGCCCGGTAATGCCGTGGATCGACCCCAAGAAAGAAGCCGACGGCTGGCGCGAGATGATCAAGATGGGCGGCGCAGACGAGGCAGAACTGGCCAGGGCGCGCGGCCGCAACCCGCAGGAGCTCAAGCGCAACAGAGAATCTGAGATTGCCCATAACCGCGAGGCAGGGCTGGTCTACAGCTCTGACGCTTACCACGAATACTACTCAGGAGACTTCAATGCCGACTCAACAGAAGGCGGTGCCAATCCTGGCGCCGAAGGCGAAGACGCCGATTGATTCCGTGCCAAGCTCGAGCTGGTACACCATGCGGGCCCTGCGTAAGGGCGTGGCCGAGATCGCCATCTTCGACGAGATCGGCGACTTTGGGCTGACGGCTCGGGAGTTTTCCCGTGACCTAAAGTCCCACGGCGACATCTCGCTGATCAATCTCTATATCCATAGCCCCGGCGGTTCCGTGTTCGAGGGCATGGCCATCTACAACCTGCTTGTCAATCACCCGGCACGGGTCGAGGTTTTTATCGGTGGCCTGGCGGCCAGCATGGCCAGCGTGGTCGCCATGGCCGGCGACCAGATCACTATGCCCGAGAACGCCATGATGATGGTGCACCGCCCTTGGGGCATTCAGGGGGGCGACGCCGACGAGATGCGGCGTTACGCCGACCTGCTCGACAAGGTAGAGAGAAACCTCATTGGTGCCTACACCAAGAAAACCGGACTGAGTGACGACGAGGTGCGCGACATGCTCGCCACCGAGACGTGGTTCACCGGCCCTGAAGCGGTGGAGCATGGCTTTGCCGATCAACTCGCGGAGCCGCTTACCGCGGCCGCATCGCTATCTAGCAACCGCATGAAGGAGTTTTCCCACATGCCCCAGAAAATGCAAGACCTCATGAAGCCCCGCGGCCAGGGCCCGACCCCGCCGCAGGAACCCAAGCCCGCCGCCTCCGCAGGCGGCAACGCCCCACAGGGCGGACAGCCGACCCCGCCGCAGGAACCCAAGCCCGCACATCCGGCAACCGCCGCCGATCCGGCAGCGCTTACCCAGGCAGACTTTAAGGCCACCGAGCAGAAACGTCGTGATGCCGTGAAAGCCGTATTCTCGCCGTTCGCCGGCACCCACGCCACACTCGAGCGCGAGTGCCTCGACGACATGGAGACCACTGCCGCCATGGCTAAGGACAAGCTGCTCGCCAAGCTCGGCGCAGGCACCACCCCCAGCGCCCCACGCCGTGATTCTGGCGCTCACGCCGGCAACGGCAACATCGTCGGCGATGGCGTCAAGGACTCCATCCTCGGCCGACTCGGCTTCAAGTCCGTCGAGAAGGACAACGTCTACAGCGGCATGACCCTCTCCGAGCTGGCGCGTGCCTCGCTCGCCGAGCGCGGCGTCGGCATCGCCGGTATGGATCGCCGCACCATCGTCGGCATGGCCTTCACCCACTCCAGCTCTGATTTCGGCAACCTGCTCGCCGATGTGGCCCACAAGGCCATGATGAAGGGCTTCGAGGAGGCCGATGAGACATTCCAGGCGTGGACCACCCGCGGCGTGCTGACCGACTTCAAGCCAAACAAGCGCGTGGATCTCTCGACCTTCCCTGCGCTGGCCAACGTCAGCGAGGGCGCCGAATACACCCACGGCTCTTTCGGCGACCGTGGCGAGACCATCACCCTGGCCACTTACGGCAAACTGCTGTCGATCACCCGCGAGGCGATCATCAATGATGACCTCTCGGCCTTTGACCGCATCCCTCGCCTAATGGGCCGCGCCGCCATCCGTACTGTTGGCGATCTGGTCTATGCTGTGCTCACCAGCAACAACGCGATGAGCGATGGCAACAACCTGTTCAACACGGGAACGCACAAGAACCAGCTGACTGCTGGAGCCTTGAGCACCGCCCGCATCGACGAGGCGAAGACCAAGATGCGCACCCAGAAGGATGGGGCGGCCACGCTGAACATCCGCCCGGCGCACCTGCTGACCCCGGTGGCCCTGGAGAGCACCGCGCGTGCCCTCCTGGAGGGCGAGTTCGATCCGGCCTACACAACCAGCAACGTGCCCAACCCGGTGCGCGGCCTGGTGGACGTGATCGCCGATGCTCGACTTGACGACGACAGCGCGGTCAACAGCTATATGACCGCCGGTGCCGGCATGTACGACACCATCGAGGTCGGCTACCTGGACGGCAACGACCGGCCTTACCTGGAGCAGCAACAGGGCTTCACGACCGACGGCGCTGTCTTCAAGGTCCGCATGGATGCCGGCGTCGCCCCGCTCTCCTGGCGCACCATGGTCAAGATGCCCGGCGCCTGATAAAGCGTAAGCACCTGACGCGCCCGGCACACCGTCGGGCGTGCTCGTTTCCGACAACCATTAGATGACAGGAGCCTCAAATGGCGACTAATTACACTCAAGATGGACAATCCATCACTTGGGCCAATGGCACCGGCAGCCCTGTGGCCTCTGGCGACCCCGTGGTGATCGGCACGCAGCTAGGCGTGGCTATCACTGACATCGCCGACACAGAGTCTGGCGCGGTATTTCTTGGGGGCGTCTTCTCGATTCCCAAGTCAACTGGCTCAGCCATTGCGATCGGTGCGGCCGTGGACTATGACATCTCCACTGCCAAGGTTAGCGGCAGTATCACCCCCGCCACCGGCGACCTGATCGGCTGTGGTGTGGCCTGGGCCGCCGCGGCCAGCGCCGATACCACAGTGCTGGTCAAGCTCAACGCCGCCGGCGCATCTGTCACCACTTGATGATGGACATCGGCGAACGCACTGCTCGGGCCGTCATGCGACGGTTCGGGCAGGATGCGACATACACCCCCTCCGGCGGTGCTGCGGCGACCGTGCGCGTAGTGCTCGACCGAAACGTCGAGCGCGCCGTGGCCGGTATGCAAGGCACCGCCGTCGAACCCCGCACCCAGCTCACCGGCTATACCAGCGATCTGGGCGAGGCCAGTCGGGGCGACACCATCACCCTGGGCACAGAGATGTTCCGACTCGTCAGCAAAGGATTTGCCTTTGGCGATGCGCAGAGCGTTGACGATGGATCAATCGTCACTTGGATCGTCAAGCCTGACCGATGAGGTAACACCATGTCCACCACGCCGATCAGGATCCGCATCGATCAAGCGGCGGTGCGTGAGATCTACGAAGACTTGGCGCACATTAAGAATGGTGCGCCGCGGGCGATGTCGAGGGCGATCAACCACACCCTTAAGGTGGTGCGCACCGAAG